CTTAGATGATGTTGTGTTCAACAACAAGGTTGTACGTACAGGTTGGCCCATGGAGTATATGGATGCAACGTTAACTATGTATAAGAATATGCCCAAGCGTGATCTTATCTTGTTCCCTCATCGTATTGCGCCAGAGAAGCAAGTTGAAATTTTTAGAGATCTAAAACAACACTTACCGCAATATGAGTTTATTGTTTGCCAAGACCAACAACTAACAAAAAACGAATATCATAATTTGCTAGGAGAAGCCAAGTTAGTGTTCAGTGCTAACTTACAAGAAACACTAGGTATTAGTTGGTATGAAGGTGCATTAGTAAATGCAATACCTATGGTTCCAGATCGTTTAAGCTATAGCGAAATGGCTTTTGATACATTTAAGTACCCTAGTGCGTGGACAGAGTCATTTGAAGCATATACTATTCATCGTAAAGAAATCTGTATGAAAATCATACAATATATGGAAAATTACGACAAATACTTGCCACAATTACAAAAACAAACTCAATGTTTAACTGAAGAATTTTTTAGTGCAACAGTACTATTAGAAAGTATCAAATAATGTATTTTAACAAAATAGGCATTATTGGCCTAGGATTTGTCGGTAGTGCCATTGCATCTTCTTTTGAATCTAGCATGACTGAGATTGTAAAAGTTGATGTGGACCCTACTCGTGCAAATGGAACTTATTCAGATCTAACAGATTGCGAAGGTATATTTGTTTGCGTACCTAGTCCTATGAACGCCGACATGAGTTGTGATACTAGTATACTTGAAAGTGTTTTAGAACGGTTAAAAGATTATCAAGGTGTTATTATTAGTAAGTGTACTGCTCCCCCGAGTAAGTACGAAGCACTGAATAAACTATATCCTAACCTAGTTCATAATCCAGAATTTTTAACTGCGGCTAATGCTCAAACAGATTACCTAAATCAAAAATTTGCCATCATTGGTGGTGCAATAAGAGCCTACAGACACGAAGCCGAGCGTATTGTTAAATTAAGTTTACCGTTGCTTGATCAAGTTTTCCATTGTTCTATTGGAGAGGCATCATTAGCGAAGTACGCAATCAATACATTCTTAGCTACTAAAGTAATCTACATGAATGAATTGCAACAATTAGCCGTTGCCGCAGGATTGGATTATAATAAGATTATTAAAATGATTCGATCTGATGACCGGATTGGCCGCAGTCATTTGCAGGTTCCAGGACCTGATGGATCTTTTGGATTTGGTGGTGCATGTTTTCCAAAAGATACAGTAGCATTACTCAAATATGCAGAAAGCCTAAATATTCCATTAAACGTACTAGATGCCGCGGTAAAGAAAAATACTTTACTAAGGTTGACGGAACCTAAATAATATTGTATAATATAGTGTCATCCACGACATTAACTCGGAGAATAATAAATTGACAAAAGAATTTGCAGTAGATCCAATTATAAGTGCAGAAGATACAAGATCTTTTGCCGAAGACAAATACATACCTTTAAAGAAAGAAGTATTTGTTAAAGCCGCAGATGCAATGTCTGATAAAGATTACGAAGAAGCATATCTAGGTGATGCTATCCGATTTAAGATGAAGCGTGATAATAAACGTTTCTGGGCCGGAGATAACATTAGCGAATATGTTAGCGAAGAAGATAAAGAAAAACTAATCAATGAAGCAACAGTAGCATTTGAACGAGTGTTAGATACGTTGCTTATCGATCGAGAAAACGATCCAAACAGCAAAGGTACAGCCCGTCGACTGGCTAAAATGTACTTTAATGAAATAATGGCAGGAAGATATGAACCAGCACCAGACGCAACTGCATTTCCAAATGACTCGGAAGACCGCTACGAAGGTATGTTGGTTGTTCGCAGTGAGTTGCGTAGTATGTGCAGTCATCATCACCAACCTGTTTCTGGTGTTGCTTATATTGGTATTATTGCCGCACAAAAGCTCATCGGACTTTCAAAGTACACACGAATTGCCCAGTGGTGTGCTAGACGAGGTACACTCCAGGAGGAACTTTGTAATGACATCGCCCGCGAAATTAGCAAGGCTACTGACTCAGAAAACGTAGCAGTCTATGTTCAAGCCATACACGGTTGCTGTGAGAATCGTGGCATTATGGCACATAGTTCTTTGACACAAACAACAGTACTTAAAGGTGCATTTAATACTGATCCGCATACAAAGAAAGAATTCTTTGATAACATTAAACTACAACAGGAGTTTGCCCCAAGATGACAACAACAGCCAAAGATATTGCCGATCATTTTATTAATCGTGCAAAGAATTTAGAAGAATTTACTGTAACAGTTGATGTTCCAGAAGAGTTTATGCTCGGCGGTGTTGTACCGTTTGATATAATAATCCAAGAAGGTGTCATATATGCCAAAGTATGGGCAATTGATTTTAATGAAGCAGTAAGTAGGCTTGATGCCTGGTTGGAAGGATGCAAATGAATTGGTTAAAACTTAAACTACGTGATTGGGCAAACAGCGCACAAGATGTTTATCCAAATGAAGTATTAAAAATGGCAACATCTCAAGCTATAGGTATTGGTCGAGGTCCTACATTAGATAGCGATAAAGGAATTCGATTCCAAGTTTACAAAGCCAATGGTGGTATGGTTGTAGAAACCAGCACATATGATCGACACAAGGATCGTAGTCATAGTGGTTTATATATCATTACAGATGGTAAAGATTTGGGACAAGAGATTGCTAAAATCATTACGATGGAAACCCTTAAACAGTGAAGCATATTAAAGATGTGCTTCACGAAATGTACGAAGAAGATTACGGAATTGAGAAACAAGCAGGTTGGTTAGAAACGTACAGATTGGATCCAATTACGTTAGGTAGAATGATTGAAAAATATCCTGCTTTACAAAAGAGCTGGAATGACTTTAAACTAGTGTATGAACTATGCAGGAGTGAAGATGAAAGTAACAGATAAGATTCTTAATTGGTTAGAGAAACATGATCGAAAGAGAATTATTATGGACAGAGAATCTGCGGAGCCATATTTGGAACGGTATTATGTCTTCCTTAAAGACAGAAAAAAATTTCCATTTAATATCTTTGTACACAAGTTTCTTAAATCAGACCCCGATGATGTGCATGATCATCCATGGCCTTATGCTACGCTAATTTTAAAAGGTGGCTATTGGGAATGGATTCCTGTATTTGATTCATTAGGTAAAAAATTTACCGAATACAAACAATGGCGAGGTCCGGGGCATTTCCGTATATGTAGTCCTACTTCATATCATAGGATAGAATTAGATCCAAATGTAACAGCATGGACTTTGTTTATGCCCGGTCCCCAGAAGAGAGAATGGGGATTTTTAGTTAACAACAAATGGATTCACAACGAAAGATACTTGGAGGCAAGGCGTGAACAAGCTCGTAATTAATGACGCAGAATTTAAAGGACTAGTTGCAAAGATCTGTAGAGATATTACACTCACCGATTGGCGCCCAGATTATATTGTAGGACTAACTCGCGGTGGATTGTTACCAGCAGTAATGATCAGTCAGTATTTTAACATCCCGTGTGAAACTCTTAAAATTAGTCTACGTGACGGCGGGGAATGTGAAAGTAACTGTTGGATGGCCGAAGATGCATTTGGGTTCAATGCTTCGGAACTCGGTGATCCGTTATGTAAGAATATTTTAGTTGTTGATGACATTAATGATCAAGGATCCACGTTAAACTGGTTAATGGAAGATTGGCAAAGTAGTTGCTTGCCATGCGATCCAAGGTGGGAACACGTATGGAATCAAAATGTAAAATTTGCAGTTATTGTAGATAACTTATCAAGCAAATGCAATGTTGGAATGGACTTTGTTGGCATGGAAGTTAACAAAGCCGAAAATAATGTATGGATTGAATTTCCGTACGAAGAATGGTGGACTAAATGACAACACAAGAAAAAGAAGTAATGGACATTCTACAAGAAGAATGTGCCGAGGTAATCCAAGCAGTCTCTAAAATTAGTCGGTTTGGATTAGACAACTATAAACCCGGTAAGCCTAAAACTAACCGTGAACATCTTGAAGAAGAACTCGGTGATCTATATGCTATGATCAATATCTTGCAAGAAATGGATATCGTTAGTTGGACCAATATTGAAAAAGCCGCAGATGCTAAAATTGAAAAGCTCAAGAAATGGTCTAAGATTTATGAGACAGCAGTATGACAAGACAAGTAGGATTTGTTGATAAAGGTTGGGGCCATGAATTAATTTGGGCCACTAATGACAAGTACTGCGGTAAACTTATGCACTTTAATACTGGTGCTAAGTTTAGTATGCATTTTCATGCAGAAAAAGATGAGACATGGTTTGTACTTTCTGGACAGTTTTTAGTTGAATATATTGATACTAAAGATGCTAAAGTTTACACAAAGATGCTAGAAAAAAATAGCGTGTGGCATAATGAGCCACTACTTCCACATAGACTTATTTGTTTAGAAAAAGGTGATATAATTGAAGTATCAACTCCAGATAGCGTAGAAGACAACTATCGTGTAATGCCAGGAGATAGCCAACGTGACCAAAGTAATAGTTAACGGTACATTTGATATTCTGCATCGCGGACATATCGAAATGTTAAATTATGCTAAAAGTTTAGGTGATTACCTATTAGTACTAATTGATACAGATGACCGTGTTAGAGAACTTAAAGGCCAAGGAAGACCAATCAACAATCAACACGATCGTTGGTTTATGTTAAAGAATATTAAAGCAGTTGACGATGTGTGGTTTTTTAATAGTCGAGAATCACTAATAGAAAAAATTAAAATCTATGATCCTGATATTATGGTCAAAGGCAGTGACTATAAAAATCGAAGTGTAGTAGGTAAAGAATTAGTTCCAAAAGTAGTTTATTATGACAGAACAGAACATTCAACAACAAAAACAATTCAAGATATTATTGATAGGCGATAGGTGTCTTGATATCTATCAGTACGGTACCGTAGACCGTATTAGCCCAGAAGCTCCAGTTCCTATATTTAAATATAGCTATCAAGAGCAACGGTCAGGGATGGCGGCAAATGTTTTTGAAAATTTAAAGACACTAGGGTGCGATGTTGCATTCCTACATGAAGAAACATCTATTAAAACTCGATTAATAGATGTTCGAAGTAAGCAACATATTGTTCGAATTGACGACGATAAAAAATGCACTCCTATTAAACTTGAAACTACTGTTCCGTTAGTATATGATGCTATTGTTATTAGTGATTATAACAAAGGAACAATCAGCTACGAACTTATCGAAGACCTTCGTAAGAACTTCTCCGGTCCCATTTTTGTTGATACAAAGAAAACAGACCTAGCAAGATTAGAAGGTTGTTTTATTAAAATTAACGAACTCGAAAATAGTCGTGCTACAAGTTTTCCAGCAGGAGTTCCGTGTGGGTTAATTGTTACATATGGAGACAAAGGAGTTGTTTATGGAGATTTTGCATTTGGTGCTAAATCTGTAGAAGTAGCCGATGTGTGCGGAGCTGGTGATACATTTTTATCTGCACTATGTTACGAATACCTAAATACTACCGATATGCCTGCGGCTATTCAATTTGCTATTAAAGCAAGTGCTGTTACTGTACAACATTTAGGATGTTATGCACCTAGACTAGAGGAAATAAAATGATTGACAAAATATTTGATGGACCAGAAGGCATTACAGATACCAATGTTCCTTGGACTGATTGTGTTCAAGAAGATTTCCATGTAGTAGTGTTTCGAGACAAATATCCTTGCACACCTGGTCATTTATTGTTTGTGCCTAAATATAATACCATAGGAGTATTAAAAGATGCGTTTGAAGATGCCATTAAACAAGGCAAAACAATGATAGAAAATAACGAATGTGATGGTTTTAATATTGGCCTCAATTTTGGATCAACTGCTGGACAAACCATTAATTGGCCGCACATTCATCTTATCCCCAGACGTGCTGGTGATGTAGAAGACCCAATTGGTGGTGTTCGAAACACTATCCCTGGTAAAGGTAATTACCATAAGACTTGACTTTAATCAAAAGTCCAAGTACAATATTAAGACACTTTAAGGAATATAGAAATGCAAGTACGAGTACCCGAACCTGGAAAGAAATTAGGAACATGCGGTTGTGGCCGTAGCCCAACTGGTGATTGTTGCGGCTGGCATGGCTTAACTGAAGATGCTTATAAAGCCGCTAAAGACAAATGGGATCTTGAGCAATATAAAAAACAAGCTCAAGAAATTTGGAATGATAGTTGCACAAGCGGAAGATCTGAATGAGTAAGATTAAATTAGCAGAACTATTTTATAGTATACAAGGTGAAGGACGTTACATGGGTGTACCGTCTGTTTTCTTGCGTACATTTGGCTGTAACTTTACCTGTCAAGGTTTTGGTATGCCACGTGGTGAATTATCAAATGAACGTGAAGCCATTGCAGAACGTATTGTAGAATTTAAAGATTATAATGAGCTCCCACTAGTATCAACTGGTTGTGATAGTTACGCTAGTTGGGATGTTCGTTTTAAAGATCTTAGTCCATTAGTTGAAACTGACGGAATTGTAGAACGCATTATGGAAATGCTACCAAACGGCGAATGGCAGGATGAACATTTGGTTATTACAGGCGGTGAGCCATTGCTGGGTTGGCAACGTGCTTATCCGGACTTGTTAAGTCATCCTAGGATGCAACGTCTTAAAGAAATCACTTTTGAAACTAACGGTACAATGCGGTTAACAAAAGGATTTAAAGACTATCTAATACAATGGCAAATGCCTAATTTAGACTTTCAACGTGAGATCACATTTAGTGTAAGTGCCAAACTTCCTTGCTCAGGTGAGCCGTGGGATGATGCTATTAAACCAGAAGTAGTATGTGATTATGAAAATTACGGGTATGTGTATTTGAAGTTTGTAGTAGCAACAGAGGAGGACCTTAAAGATGCTGAGCGAGCTGTTGAGGAATATCGTGCGGCAGGGTTTCAAGGTCCTGTGTATATTATGCCTGTCGGTGGTGTTGAGCGGGTGTATACCCTTAACAATCGTGCAGTGGCAGAAATGGCAATGCGAAAAGGCTGGAGGTACAGTGATCGACTACAAGTGCCACTCTTTAAAAACGAATGGGGAACCTGATGTCGGGTTACGCATCGAAGAAAGCAATGGGGTTAAGCAGAATGGACCATGAGGGACTATGGAGCTTAAGTCGTGCTAGAGACTGGAGATTAATTCTTTGCATTTTACCTAAAACTTGCCATTTAACAGGAAAGAAACTTTGGGGTAAAAGATGTTATAAAGGTACTAGAGTAATTACTGGACCGGGCGACCCTGTAATTGAAGATTACTACATTGAAAAGTTTGAATTTATGAAGTGGCAGTTAACAAGGACATAATATGTTAAAAAAATTAAAAGACTTGTTTAAGTCAAAAAAACAAAAAGAAGCAGAAAAATATAAAGTAGAAGCGGCGCCGTTGGATCCAAAGGAAGCGGCCAATGCTAAAAAGGAACCTTGGGTAGCCGTACTACAAACCCACGTTAATCCAGAAAGCCCAAAGAATGGATTTTTTGAGCTTGACTGGAACGAGTATTTTGTGTTAATGTTACGTAACAACGGTTACACAGGCGTAACAGAAGAAGAAATCGTAGATCAATGGTTCAGCGATTTATGTCGTGAAGTAGGCAGTGAAGATAATGTACCCGGTATGGATCGTAGAGGTTCTGGATACATTAATGTTAATAATCTTGGTAATGGAAGAACAGAGGTAAGTTAATGACCTATATTTTGGTAGACACAGCAAATACATTTTTTCGTGCGCGACACGTTGTTCGCGGAGAAATTGAAGAAAAAGTGGGCATGAGTCTACATACTCTTTTGAGTAGTGTACGCAAGGCTTGGAAAGACTTTGATGGGAAACATGTCATCTTCTGTTTAGAAGGTCGCTCATGGAGAAAGGACTTTTATGAGCCGTATAAACGCAATCGACAAGTTGCTCGAGATGCACTAAGTCCACGTGATGCAGAAGAAGATAAAGTCTTTTGGGAAACGTTTGATGACTTTAAAGAGTTCATTATAGATAAAACTAACTGTACAGTATTACAGCATCCTAATTTAGAAGCTGACGATTTGATTGCTGGTTTTATTCAAGCTCATCCAAATGATAATCATGTTATTATTTCAACCGATGGCGATTTTGCACAACTAATTGCTCCTAACGTAAAACAATATAATGGTGTAAGTGCTGTTACAACTACACACGAAGGATACTTTGATGACAAGGGCAAACCTGTTAAAGATAAGAAAACTGGTGAAGTCAAAGGCGCACCGGACCCAGCATGGTTACTCTTTGAGAAGTGTATGCGTGGAGACACATCCGATAATGTATTTTCTGCATATCCGGGAGTACGTACTAAAGGGTCAAAGAATAAAGTTGGTCTCCAGGAGGCCTACGCTGACAGAAACTCAAAAGGATGGTCTTGGAACAATATGATGTTACAAAAGTGGGTAGATCATGAAGGTAAAGAACATCGTGTACTAGACGACTATAACCGTAATGTAACGCTTTGCGATCTTACAGCACAGCCAGAAAATATTAAAACATTGATTACTGAAACTATTCAAGCAGAAATCGATAAAGAGAAAAATATAGCACAAGTAGGTATTAGGCTTATGAAGTTTTGTGGATCTTACGATCTTGTTAAAATTTCCGAGCAAGTAACTTCTTATGTAGAACCGCTTAATGCAAGATATCATCAATGAAGTGTCAATACATTGATACCTGCAAAGCAAAACAACCCACATGCATGGAGACACACATGATTACAACAGCAAAAATATTAGTTCCAAATAAATTTTGGATTCTAGAAAATAATGGTGAGAAATTTGCCACACTAAGTCGAGAGAAAAAAGGATTTAGTCTTTTATGCAAAGGTCAGAAAATTGAGGTACACGACCTAACTGAAATTAAAGAACGGTTTGGTATTACACTCGATGAGTCAATTCTTAAAAAAGAAAAGCAGGCTAAAGAAAAAGAAACCACAACAGACATCTACGGATTTCCAGTAAACGGAAGAGCATTTGGTCCTTTATGGAATGTTCAAAAGCGTTTACCAATTTATGCTAAAAGTAACAAGAGTAAAAGTCTTTATTGTGCAGGTTACTATGTTATTCAATTCCGTAAAGGTTGGGTTAAAAGTTTTTGTCCTAAGCTAATTACATTAGAACGCTATCCGTTTCAAGGTCCTTTTAAGACTGAGATCGAAATGCGTACTGTTCTAAACTCTGTAAGCAAGGACCTATGACTCAACCACTAAACACATTACCTATTGAATTGTACCTCGAAAAGGCTCGTATTGCACGAAAATCAGGTCAAAAAAATGTCAATATCGGTATAGAAGAGGCTACTTTGTTAGCGGACAGCCTAGCACAAGTAATGACCCGCTTAGCCGGCGATTTAGACGAGATTGTCCAAAATGTCCAGCAACAAGAAGACATTGTCATTAAGATGGACGGCGGCAGTTTATAAAGGTCTAGATAAATAACTGCGTATATATTTGTGAGATACGCATAATGAGTAGACCAAAACCCAAAGTACTATTAGAAATAACCAGTAAGAAGACTTATAAAACCGAACAGGTTTTGGAAGCTGATGCCATTTGGGCTGTGTTTTACAAAAGTAAACCAGTCAATCTAAAAACCACAAGTATTGTGGCACACCAATTAGGACCAAAATACAAAAAGGTTTCCTTTAGTAATTCTGGTCACGCAATCAATCTAGCAGACAAACTCAATAAGATGTTTAACTGTGAAGATTTTGCCGTATTCAAACTAACCACAGGTGAACAGATTGGACGTCAAGAGTCAACTGACTAAGATAGTAAGCGATCAGTTGGGCTGGCCCGCTGATGCAAAATCCTTACAAAAAAATCACGCCGTACTTTGGCAAAACCCTCGTAAAAAAGATATAGGTGGTATGCGCCTAACTGAGCAAGGGTACGAAGTGTTTACAACTCAAATGGAAATGAAAAGTTACGACATTGAGTTTCCAAAAGACTTTACACTCACAAATCAGGTTATGATTTGGCTAGATCGATTCATTGACGGTCCTTGGCATATAACCAAAAAATCCATCGTAGTATTCAAAGAAAAAACTGCCGTCCAACTGATACTTTTTAGCGGTGATGTCCAAAAGTTTGGACTAGCAAAAGCAATGTCGTTAAAAAGCCACACAGAAGAAAATAGTTAGTTTTTGGACAAACCAACACTTGACTTTTCTGCCTACTGACGCTATACTATATAAACAGTGAACGTAGTAGGTACTACAAATTTTAATGTAATTTTGAAAGGCAAGTAAAATGGCAGAGTCAGTTAGCGTTAACCGCACCCAAACTCCTAATGAAGCTAAAGCGGCAATCCGTAAATGTTTCAAAGTTGGCCGACCAGTATTCCTTTGGGGAGCTCCTGGTATTGGCAAATCAGATATTGTTAAGCAAATTGCAGATGAACAAGGCCGTGAGGTTGTTGATGTTCGTTTGAGTTTGTGGGAACCTACCGACATTAAAGGTATTCCGTTTTTTAATCCAGAAACAAGTAAAATGGAATGGGCTCCTCCAATGGAATTGCCCAGCGATCCAGAATCTACCGCAGTACTGTTCCTAGACGAACTTAACTCAGCGGCTCCTGCTACACAGGCCGCGGCTTATCAACTTATTCTAAACCGCCGTGTTGGTACTTATTACTTGCCAAAAGGTGTTAGCATTGTCGCCGCTGGTAACCGCGAAAGCGACAAGGGTGTAACTTATCGTATGCCTGCTCCGTTGGCAAACCGTTTCCTGCACTTGGAATTGAAGACTAACTTTGATGACTGGCAAGAATGGGCTGTTAAGAACAAAGTCCATGAACAAGTTGTTGGTTATGTTGGCTTTGCAAAACAAGACCTGTACGACTTTGATCCAAAGAGCTCAAGCCGTGCATTTGCTACTCCACGTAGCTGGTCGTTCGTGTCAGACCTCCTCGGTGATGATGACTTGCCCGAGACTACGCTCACTGACTTGGTTGCTGGTGCGATCGGGGATGGTCTGGCTGTTAAATTTATGGCACATCGTAAGATTGCTAAACAGTTGCCTAAGCCAGAAGAAATTCTTAAAGGTTCTGTTAAGAAGTTGGAAATTAAAGAAATTTCCGCTATGTACTCTTTGACTATTAGTATGTGCTACGAGCTTCAAACTGCACATGAAAAGAAAGCCAAAGATTGGAATGAACAAGCAGATTGCTTCTTCCGCTTTATGATGGATAATTTCCCAACTGAGTTGGTTGTTATGGGTGCCAAGGTTGCGTTAACACAATATCAACTGCCGTTCGATGCAAGCCGTCTTAAGAGCTTTGATGAGTTCCACGACAAGTTTGGCAAGTACATTATTTCAGCAATGGAGAATTAAAATTGGGCCTTAGGGCCCTTTTTTAACTTATTATGATCGACTTAAATTTATCTATTTCAAATCCGTGGAGTAACCGTTGGGACACCGTATTCTTCAAAAACGGTTTACTTCCAAAACATAAGGCTTGGGAATTTAACGGATATCGTACTAACCAAATTATTGATTTTGAGTTTAAGCTGACTTTCAAAGGCGATCATGCTGGACTCAAATTTGGAATTGGATTAATCGGGTTTAATTTGGAACTCTGTGTATACGACACACGGCACTGGAATTATACCGAAAATCGTTTTTATGAACCAAATGAATCAGTTTGGCCCGATCAAGGTTGACAAAACCTTAAAAAGACTATATAATATATACATACACTGAAAAAAGGAAGTAATTATGTCTGTAATGAAACAAGAGCGTACTGCTAAAGCCGATAAAGCAATTGAATACACTTCTGCTGAAAAAGCAAAAGTTATGGAAAAACTTATTACCGCTCGAGTTGGCTTATTGTTACGTCATCCATTTTTTGGTAATCTTGCAACTCGAATGAAATTGATCGATGCGTCTGATTGGTGTAGCACACTTGCAACAGATGGTCGTAATTTTTATTACAACGTAGGTTTTGTTAATAAATTAACTCCTAAAGAAACAGAATTTGGTTTTGCTCACGAAGTTCTACATAACGTATTTGACCATATGGGACGTCGCGATAGTCGCGATCCTCAGTTGTCAAACATTGCCGCTGACTATGCCGCTAATCAAATTCTTAAAGATGAGCGCATTGGTGAAGTACCTAGTTTCATTAAAATTTTCCAAGATAACAAATATCGCGGTTGGTCATACGAACAAATTTATGCAGACGTTGAAGAAAAAGCAATTAAGATCGATATGAAAACTCTTGGCGAATTGCTCGACGAACACTTAGATGGGGAAGATGGGGAAGGAGACGGGGAAGGAAAAGATGGCGACAAAGAAGGTAATGGAAAAGGTCGTCCAAAACTTACTGCCGAAGAAAAGAAAAAGATTCGCGATGAAATCAAAGAAGCAATGGTAAGTGCCGCACAGGCCGCAGGCGCTGGTCGTGTACCAGCAGGTGTTGCTAGAATGATCAAAGATTTCACTGAACCTAAAATGGACTGGCGTGAATTGTTGCGTATGAATATTCAAAGTATTCTTAAAAGCAATTTTAGTTTTAGTCGTCCAAATCGTAAATCACAAATGTCTGGTGCTATTTTGCCAGGCATGATGAACGAAGAAACTATTGACGTAAGTGTAGCAATTGATATGTCTGGTAGTATTTCAGACAAACAAGCCAAAGACTTTATTAGTGAAGTTAAAGGGATCATGGACGAGTACGTTGATTTCAAATTAGACATTTGGACATTTGATACTGAAGTTTATGGCTATCAAAGATTTACTGCCGATAACGCAGATGATATTATGAGCTATGATTGCCAAGGTGGTGGCGGTACTGATTTTGAAGCTAATTGGACATTTATGAAAGATAACGATATTGCGCCAAAACGCTTTATTATGTTCACTGATGGATATCCGTGTGGTAGCTGGGGTGACGAGGATTATTGTGAAACCCTGTTTATTGTGCATGGAAATGATTCCATAATTGCGCCATTCGGCCAGACCGCTCATTATAAATAAAGTAGGTACATTATGTCATTGGTACGAGGAACAGTTAATCCTCTTAATGCATTAGGTGCAAGGCGCTTGAGTTTTATACCCAAGCACTTTGCTACTATGATGCTTAGTGACAGAAGTAGTACGGACAAAATAGAAACTTGGATATACCAAAACTTAGACAGTAGGTATGCTATTGTTAAAAGTTTAAAGTTGGACTCAAATAATAAAATGGTTGAGATCCACGAAATAGGCGTCGAGGACGCTAAAGAGCTAACTATATTGAGTCTATCATGTCCGCATTTAGACAAGAATACATAGGAGATATTATGTCAGAACAATTAGATCAAGGCACGGCCCAAACTACTGAAGCAGTCGGTGGCGGTGCTCCAGAAGCAAAACAGCCAGAACTTACTATTCAAGATCTTGGTAATCTACGTGCAATTATTGACGTAGCAAGCCAACGTGGTGCATTTAAGGCCGCAGAAATGGCCGCAGTCGGTACTGCATTTAACAAGTTAAACGACTTTCTAAATGCTGTTACTCCACCACAAACAGAAAGTTCAGCTGATCAACCATCAGCCTAACAGGAGATAAAAAATGAAACACGTTGGTAAAATGAAAAACAACGGAGCGAAGGTAGTTATTGCTTACCGCACCATTCCAGGAGATGCAACATCTGCATTAGTTG